ACTTTTTCAGTATTTCTATTTCCTGTAGTTGAATCTCTTGTGTAAAGAGTATTTGTAAAAAATAAATTTCCATCACTGTCAACTTTAGCAGTTAATCCACCATATGATGTTGCACTTGCGGCCACAGGACCGTTCATGTGTATGACTCCTGCAGGTGTACTTTCTACATGATTTCCTGCTGATGTTAATATATTTGTGTCACCTTGCGTTGCAGTCAATGACGTTGATGTTGATTGTAAATGGAATTCTTTTCCAGAAGTTATTGTTGTTGCATCAACAGTTTTAATATTCAACGCACCCGCTACATCTAAATTAAATGCACCATTTACAGCCGGCAACACCGCAGTGGTATCACTTGGTTGTCCTGTTGCAGTTGTCTGCATAGTTCTAACATTGATGTCTCTACCTGACTCAAAGTTGAGATCTCTGTCTGCTCTAATGTTGATATCTTTGTGCGAACGTAAACTGATTGAATCATTTGCCCATACATCAATTTTACCAGCATCGTCCATTTCAATCCAACCAGTGCCTTTTTTATTAATGATGTAAACATTACCGTTTGATTCATCAAGTAATATTTGAGCACCTGACTTTGTTCTTAATCTAATTAACTTTTGATCACCGTCATCCATTACAAATTGGTTTGCATCTGGTGTTAATATACCATACACTTGTGATGGTGTCTCACGTCTTGCTGACGAACTTGTTAGTCCTCTTGTTTTATCCTGTTCTAATCCTTGTTCTTTTAATCCATTAAAAACTTCTGTGTGCGAAGGTCTTACTACATTATCAGTTGGGGTCCCTTCAGCCTCATTTCTTTCGATTTGCCAATCAACTTGTTTAGCATCATCACTTAACTTGTTGTATTCAGCAACTGGAACTTCCAATGTTTCGCCTTCGTTTGATGTAAATGTTTTGGAACGTGCTATGCCAGGAACCATATGGTTCATTAAAGGTTGATACAAGCAACCAACAACAACTCCTTTGTTAAGGTCACCGTTGATAAACATAACTAAAACTTTGTTTCCAGTATCCGGTGGAATCATCCACATACCATAACTTTTCTGTGTGCCACTAAATGTTTTGTCTGGATCTTGTTCTCCTGGCGCAGTTGGATCACCTGATGCAACATTGTTATTAACATTTGTTGCTCCTGCAAATGGTGAACTCCAACTAACTGGAATATCTAAATGCTTTTGTGTTTTGTCATCATCATTTAAAAAATCAATGTTAACATTATTTGATACGAGTCTTACAGTTAATCTACCATTTTTTTGAACGTCTTTAGCATTTATAACCACAGCTTCATAGATCCCATTATACTGATAAACATTACCAATGTTTTTCTGCATTTTGGTACTGGTGTTTCTAAGATTGTTTATGTTTGCTTTACTGTAAGTTGCCATTTCTTATTTTACTTCCGGTTTTCTTTCTTTTAACTGCTCTAATATACTTATGTCAGTGATAAATGCGTCTTTGACACCTTTGATATTTTGTACAAATTGTCCGCCTTCAAATCTACTTGAAATGGATACCACAGCATACACTCCATTTAATAATTGTTCTCTTCCAAATTCTTGTGTTCTAGGATTAGCTACTCCAGTTTCTGGATCTGGTTCACCTGCACTTGTGATTGCAGTAAACAATAGATAATTTTCACCTTCGTATAAATCTGCTTGTTCTTTGTATCTTGAATTTCTTTCTGATTCTAACCAAAAAGGATCACCTTTGATGTCCATATCCATTGCAACCAAATCAGCTTCAAAGTCTGATAGTGATGCTTCAATCACTGAATTTAAATGTCCTCTTCCAGGGGTTTGCCCATCTGAATTGATTGTACTTCTAAATTGATCTGGTACTGCACCCCACATAAGTTTAAAGGCATTTCCACTTGCTTCAACCATGTCTGTTGCTTGTTGGGAATCTATCAATTCAGCATACATGTCTTTGACTTGTTTGTCTACGTTTACGTCACTTGACCAAACAACATTTTGTGTGTTTGTTTGCACTTGTTGTTTGTTACCTTCTAGTGCCGCAATTGCACTTTCAGTTTTTTGTTCTAGAGTAAGTTCTTCTCCGTTGTATTCTGTATCGCCAATTGATGTTCCTTCGAAAACTTTGTCGTCAACGCCTTGTATGTATAATTTAATTAGTTCTTTTCTTTCTTCTTTGAATTTATCAAATTTTGGACTTAATATTGAATCAAGCTCATCACCTTTTTTAAGGAAGTTGTCTGACTTGGCCTGTAAATAACTTTCCCAAGCTGTACGAACTTTTTGTTGTTGACTTTTGAAATCTATTAATACGTCTGATGCTCGTGTTATAATTTCTTGTTTATCTTTACCAATGCCATCATACAAGTTTCTATAACTGTGTAAAGCAAGGAAAAATTGATTGTTGTATTTTATGTCAAATCTTAAAACTTTATCATTTAATCCTGTGAATAGATAATCATATCTTTTTGACAATGCTCTATAAGGTTTTGATTCACCTCTCGAAATGTCAAGACTTATTAATGCTTTAATTTTTTCTTGTGCAACAGCAGGTTGATCTTTCCAAGTGCCAGGAAGTATTTCTGGTCTTATTGTTGGATACAATGATATAGTATATTGGTATTCTCTAGCATAATCATTACGCAACACATCCCATTTGATATTTTTTACATCAACTTTTATTTTGTAAATCATTTTAACAAAATTGTCAACATCTTTTGCATCTGATGAATCAGGGTCAGCACCTTTCTTTAATCCTTTAGACATTTTTTGTAGTTTTTTAGAGTGTGTTATTCCAAATTCTAATATTCTATCAATACTGGTTCCTTCAGGAATAGAAAATTCTTTTTGTTGAGTATCTGTTTTATTTCCTTCTTGATCTGTTCCTTCTTTGGTCAAGTTTGTGATTGGTCGTCCATCACTACCAGTTATAAGAAGTGTATCTTGTCCAAGTTTCTCTTCAGCAGTAGGATCTAATTTAATATAGTATTCATCTAAAATACCTTTTTCAATTGCTAATTTATCAAGTTCGTTCAGGTTCAATGCATCAGATAATTTTTTTATCATACTGTTGACTGTTGTTATGCCTGACAACTGCATGGGTCTGTCGGTTGTGTAAGTGTGTTGTCTAATTCCAAAGTCTCCAGCTCTTGCGGCACGTAGTTGATATGTTGCTCCCATTGTGTCAACGTTGGCTTGTACTTCAACAATGCTTATTAAAAATTGCCTCATGCTATGATCAATTGGATTTACTATTGCTCCGGTATCAGGATCTCTACCTATGAACCAAAGTTCTAGTAGATATGTTGCTTTTAATCCATCTGGTAGTCCAAGTGCAATTGCGGCGTTTACTATTGTATCTGTGAATGATGCTTTTAAAGGTTGTTGTATTGTGATATTAAAGTCAACAGCACCAGTTAATCTTTTGCCGTTGTTAATTGGTCCAGCAGTTGCTTCAATTTGTACACCATTGATACTTAAAACAGTTCCACCGGTTTCAGCAATCACCATCATTGGATCATCTGCTTTCCAATCTTTCCATTGTGTCTCGTCTTCAAAGTTTCCTCTAATGATATGATCTTGTGCTTTTATTGTGTCTTGTTCTGACAACATTGACAACTTGAAATGATATGTGACTGTGTCATAATCGTGTAAAATGTTTCTTTCAAAAAACTCTTTGTATTCTTGTTTGGGAGCTGGTTCTTTTTTTGGTGCTGTTGCTTCACGATAATTGGTTTCCGTATAAGAGGAATAAGGACTTGTTTCATCAGCTTCAACTTCAGGTTCAGGATTGGTATTTTGTCCACTTGCTTCACGATAATTGGTTTCTGTTTGCTCAGCCAATGCTTCTATTACTTTTGTTTCAACTTTTTTATTGTCCTGTTGATTTACAGTTTCACTGCTTTTATCTGTTTTGGTAACGGTACCGGTACCGGTTTTTATCTGTGTTTTTGGACCAAGGAAGTATTTGTTTGCTACACCTATAAATTTATCTTTGAAACTTGCCTCTGGTTCAACAATATCTTTTACACTTCTCATGATTTTATCTTGATAAACAGGAGTTACACCATTTTCTCTGATCTCTGTAGAAGAATAAGTTATACCATCGATGGTTACTCTACCATGTCTAGCTAATTTGTTCTTTTGAATTTTTGAAAGACTGTCAAAGTATACTTTGCTTTTTACTGAACTTTTAGCATCAGATATATCAACACCTGTAAGCTCTGTTGATGCGTCTGATACTTTATCTTTTAACTTCTTGATATGTTTTGAGTTTTTTGGATTGCCCATTTTAATTACCTTATATTGTCAATATTAGGAATTCTTATTGTTGTTCCAGTCTTAAAATCTTGTATAGGGTCAATGATTGTGTCCTTGTTTCTTAAAGTAAACACCCACCAGTATTTTGAAGTACCATAACGGTCATATGATAACAAGTCTGGTCTCATACTGTATTTTGATTCAATGGTGTATGCTTCGTCAGTTTCATCTAATGCAATAGTTCTGTGTTTCATTAGATCAAGGTAATCGCCTTGAATATTGGTTTTACTGTACGGACTTTGTTCACTGTAGTTGGCCATTTTTAATAGTATCCTTTGTTAAGTAATCTACCTTTTCTAAATTCTTCAAGATTAAATTCATCTCTAAGTTTACTAGGGTTTGGTGATACCATGATATCAACAAATAAATTCAACACTAACGGCACATATGAATCCTGTAACATTCTATCTAAATCAGCATTTCCTGTAGCACCAGTTTTGTTTGAATTTCGCACTGGAACATAGTCAACATCTTGATCTAAACCAAATGCAACTGTTCTAATGTAAACAGGTGTACGGTTAAACATAGCATCACCATAGGCACTGAAGGCTAATTTAGGTGGCGGTGTACCCCTGTTTGGATCTGTTGCACCAAAGTTTGATTTGGTAACTACTCTTAAGAAATGTATAGCGGCCATCATGTATTCTGCTTCTTCTTGTGTATGAGCACCAAATACTCCTGTTACAGTTGCACTAGGAGATGATGTTTTTTGATAAGCAAAGTAATCATAATTTGTGTGGGCAAGGTCATAACTGCCATAATTTACTGTAGCATGTTGAACTTGAATCATTGGTGTATATGGAAACATTAATCCGTGTGTGTTCCATAAAGGCTTCATTATATTATCTGAAGTGTTTGGACCAAGTATTAACGCCATCTGCTCTTCAGTTGTACCCAATGGTTGAATTTTTGCTCTGTAATCTTTTGCCATAATGTTTTTCCTAGTTATAGTGTTATTTATTGAAATAATTAAGTGCATACTTAATTAAAAATATACTTGACTTTGCCTATCAAATACTGTAGTATTAGTTGTATATATAAAGGATTTATAGTGTGGCAAAAAGAATAAATTACTTAAACAACAAAGATATGCTGGCCGAAATACATAAGAGCAAGAACTCTTATTGCTATTATAAGAAGTCAGAATATGCAAGTTATGACATCATACTAAATGATGTTGCTAAAATTAACAGACTTTCAATATCACAAGCACGTAAGAATCATGCTGAACGTATGCTTCATATCAAAGTAGACGAACTTGGATTAAAAAGATCACAATATGATGAATATCGTGAAGATCATCTAAATATTCCTGTGACTGATCTTGTTTTTAGAGTTATGACATATGATCATATTCCAGAAGAACATGGTCGTAAATTAAATCCAAAAACTATAGCAGACACAAAAGTTAAATTAAACTTTCCACCTTTCAAACATTATAAGTTAGACAAAAACAACAAACCATATGAAGTTGGAAGAAGTCATCATGCTGGACACAATCAGTTCAGTTTAGATCACGGTAAGATAACACCAAAGTTAGCAAACATGTTTATCAAGTTATGCCAACGATATGGCACAAGAGCCAACTGGCGTGGTTATACTTACAATGATGAAATGCAGGGACAAGCTCTATTGCAGTTATCACAAATTGGTCTACAGTTTGATGAATCAAAATCGCAAAATCCATTTGCTTATTACACAGCAACAATCACAAACTCATTCACAAGAGTGTTAAACATGGAAAAGAAAAATCAAAACTTGCGAGATGATTTACTTGAACAAGCTGGTGCTATGCCATCACTTACAAGACAAATGAAAAATTCAGAAGAACTAGCAAACATAGAACAATCTCAAAAACAAGAAAAAACAACAAAATAACATGACACAATTTTTTAACAAGGCCGCTTGTTTTACGGATATACATTTTGGTATGAAAAACAATGCACGTCAGCATAACATTGACTGTGAAAATTTTGTTACTTGGTTTATTGAAGAAGCAAAAAAACGTGGTTCTGAAACTTGTATATTTTTAGGCGATTGGCATCATCAAAGATCATCAGTTAACGTATCAACACTAAATTATTCTATATCTAATTTAAAAAAATTAGGTGAAGCGTTTGAAAAAGTTTATTTCATTGTTGGTAACCATGATTTATTTTACAGAGATAAACGTGAAATATCATCAGTAGTTTTTGCAGATGAAATTCCCAACGTTAAAGTTGTCAACGAATGGATAGTTGAAAATGATGTTGCTATTATTCCTTGGCTTGTTGGTGATGAATGGAAAAAAGTAAAAAAAGTAAAATGCAAATATATGTTTGGTCATTTTGAATTACCACATTTTAAAATGAATGCTATGGTAGAAATGCCTGACATTGGCACTATTAGAAGTGATCACTTTAAAAATGCAGGGCATGTATTTACAGGACATTTTCACAAAAGACAACACAGTGGTAATATATCTTATATTGGTAATCCTTTCCCACACAACTTTGCAGACGTATGGGATGATGACAGAGGTGCTATGTTTCTTGAATGGGATAAACAACCTGAATATAAAATATGGCAAGATGCACCAAAGTATAGATCAATTGATCTAAGTAAATTACTTGAAGATCCAGAAACAGTTTTAGAACCAAATTCATATATTAGAGTAAAAGTAGATTTAGATATTTCATATGAAGAAGCAAATTTTATAAAAGAAAACTTTGCACAAAATTATCAAATAAGAGATATTGCTCTTATACCACAGAAAAAAGAAGAACACGCACAAGATGTTGGCGGTGAAGTTATATTTGAATCAGTTGATCAAATTGTGAACAACCAATTATCAAAAATTGAATCAGACTCATTTGACAACAAGATATTAGTAGAGTTATATAATAGACTATGATAAAAATTAAAAGCATCACTATTAAAAATTTTATGAGTGTAGGTAACACCACGCAGGCAGTAAACTTTGCCCATGATGGTCTAACGTTGGTCCTTGGTAACAACTTAGACTTAGGCGGAGAAGGGTCGCGAAACGGTACAGGAAAAACTACACTTATCAATGCCCTCAGCTATGCTATATACGGTCAGGCTTTGACAAATATCC